CGGCTTTGGCAGGTATGCCACAGTGGTATCAGATTGCGTTGGGAGCTATTGTATCGGCAAGCTTTGCCACACGGTCTGCAGGTAAGTTTTTTAATAGGATGAAAAAGAAATGAGACTAGGATTGCTAATAAACAGTATGATGGCGATTCTAGTCTTAGCTACATTTATAGCTGTAATATTTTAGGAGAAACAATGGCATTTAAACTATCAAGTAGAAGTCTAGGAAAACTAGAAGGTGTAAACGAGTTATTGGTAGACACAGTAAAACGTGCCATCGAAGTGAGCAAAGTGGACTTTGGAGTTATATATGGTGTTCGTTCTTTGGAAGAGCAGGAAAGACTTTATAGAGAAGGACGCTCACAGACCATGAAGTCTAAACATCTTATCCAAGAAGATGGAACATCACATGCTGTCGATTTAATGGCTTACGATGGCAATAATCCAAGTTGGGACATCGTGATGTATGATGACATAGCTGACGCAATGAAAGCTGCAGCAAAGGAAACTGGTGCTACAATTCGTTGGGGAGCAGCATGGAATATTGATAACATAGCTGATTGGGATAGACCGATGGAAGATGCTATGAATAATTACATAGACGTAAGAAGGAGTCAAGGTAGGAGACCATTTATTGATGGTCCACATTTTGAATTAAACTAATGGCACTTACAGAAAAACAACAAAAGTTTTTAGATGTACTCTTTGAAGAAGCACGAGGTAATCCTGTAGAAGCAAAGAAGCTTGCAGGATACAGCGAGAATGTGAAAGAGCAGATAGCTGACCTTACTAAAAAGTTTATTTCTTCTTCTGCTACTAAAGCAGCCTATTCTATGTTTGAAGTAATGCACAGTCCTACAGACTTGGGTAACAAAGAAAAGATGGTGGCTGCAAAAGATATACTAGACCGTAGTGGATTTACTAAAACAGATAAGGTGGAGGTGACGGCAGCTAGTCCTCTGTTTATCCTGCCACCGAAGAACGATGAGAACGACTAAAGACTGGAAACTTCCTGTACCTGAGGAAACAGAAGATGGGTTTGATTGGCAACCTGTTGTACGAGTAGGACGGACTGTACCCTTTGGATACGAGCAAGACCCAGAAGACAAAGATATTCTTTTACCCATAGTAGAAGAATTAAATTTGTTAGAAAAGGCTAAGAAGTATCTAAAACAGTACAGCTACAGAGATGTATCGAACTGGTTGAGTGAACAGTCTGGACGCTACATATCACATGTAGGTTTGATGAAGAGAGTAAAACTTGAACAAAAGCGTAAGAGAGAAGCTTCAAATCAACGCTACCTTGCCCAAAGGTACAAAGAAGCCCTTGAGAAAGCAGAAAAAATCGAAGCCACAAGATTCGGTGCAAGAGACCAAGGTACACGCACAACCGAAGCCTGAGCCGATAGAAACGGAAGAAGCACAAAAAGTTATCTTCCAACCAAACAAAGGACCACAGACAGAGTTTCTGTCAGCAACAGAACGAGAAGTTTTATACGGTGGTTCAGCAGGAGGTGGCAAGTCTTACGCAATGTTAGCCGACCCTGTGCGATACTTTAACAATCCACACTTTAGAGGGTTGTTAATAAGACGAACAACAGAGGAACTAAGAGAACTTATCTCTGCTTCTAAACAATTATATCCAGAAGCAATACCAAACATAAAGTTTATGGAAAGAGATAAGACTTGGGTAGCACCGTCAGGAGCAACACTGTGGTTGTCTTACTTGGATAGAGATGATGATGTTACACGGTATCAGGGACAGGCATTTAGTTGGATAGGGTTTGACGAGTTAACACAGTGGGCAAGTCCGTATCCGTTTGACTACATGAGGTCAAGACTACGTGCAGCAAGAGGGAGTGGATTAGACCTGTATCAAAGAGCTACAACAAACCCCGGAGGAGCAGGACATCAGTGGGTTAAGAAGATGTTTATAGACCCTGCACCACACGGCACAGCTTTTTGGGCAACTAATATAGAAACAGGTGATGTTCTTAAAATGCCAAAGGGTCACAGCAAAGAGGGTGAGCCACTGTTCAAAAGACGGTTTATTCCTGCAACACTCTTTGACAATCCATACCTAGCTGACGATGGTATGTATGAAGCGAACCTTTTGTCGTTGCCAGAGCATCAACGCAAACAACTATTGGAGGGTAACTGGGATGTTAACGAGGGAGCAGCATTTCCAGAGTTTAGTCGTAGGGTACATGTTGTTAAGCCTTATGATATACCTCAAAGTTGGACTAAGTTTCGTGCTTGTGACTATGGCTATGGTAGCTACACAGGTGTAGTCTGGATAGCTGTAACACCTGCAGAGCAGTTGGTTGTCTATAGAGAGTTATACGCATCAAAAGTATTGGCAACAGACTTGGCTGACATGGTGCTTCAGGCTGAAATAAACGATGGTAAAATACGTTATGGTGTATTAGATAGTTCACTGTGGCACAAAAGAGGAGATACAGGACCTTCATTGGCTGAACAAATGATAATAAAAGGTTGTCGATGGAGACCCTCTGACAGAAGTAAAGGAAGTCGCATTGCAGGGAAGAACGAAATACACAGACGATTACAGGTTGACGAGTTTACTGAAGAACCTCGACTTGTCTTCTTTGACACTTGTACAAATATTATATCTCAACTTCCTTCTATCCCACTCGACAAAAACAACTCGGAAGATGTAGATACAAAGTCAGAAGACCATCTGTATGACGCATTACGTTATGGTGTTATGACACGACCACGCAGTAGTTTGTTTGACTACAACCCAGATATGCAGCGTACTGGTTTTCAGATGGCTGACTCAACTTTTGGATATTGAGGTAGAATATGGCAGAAAATGAAATTACTCCTGACTCAACAGAATCATCTGCAATAGATGATATGGAGCAGGACGCACTTACGGATGCACCTGCAGGAGACATAGTTAGTTTTGTAAAGGGTAAGTTTACTAAAGCAGAAACAAACAGACGAGGTGACGAGGAGAGATGGATACAGGCTTACAGAAACTATCGTGGTTTATACAGTCCTGAAGTACAGTTTACCTCTACAGAAAAATCAAAAGTATTTGTTAAGGTAACTAAAACAAAAGTTCTTGCTGCCTACGGACAACTTGTAGAGGTATTGTTTGGTGGTAATAAGTTTCCACTTAGTATAGACCCAACAGTCTTGCCTGACGGTGTAGAGGACACAGTAAGTTTAGAAACAAATCCACAGCTAACAGAAGCCAAAGAGCAAGCAGGTGCAACTCCTAGAGAACTTCCTGAATTGTTAGCAGGAGAAACACTTCCAGAGTTTAACGAAAGAGTAGGTCCTTTAACAGATGACCTAGACCCTGTTCAAGATAAGATAGATTTTAAATCGACAGGCAGTCCTACGTCTGTTAACTTCCATCCTGCAATGGTTGCAGCTAAGAAGATGGAAAAGAAAATACACGACCAACTAGAAGAGTCGAATGCTAAGAAACAACTACGAGCCGCAGCCTTTGAAGCGGCTCTTTTTGGTACAGGCATAATGAAAGGACCTTTTGCTGTAGACAAAGAGTATCCTAACTGGGATGAGGGAGGAATGTATAGTCCACTCTTCAAAACTGTACCACAAACTTCTCACGTATCTATCTGGAACTTCTATCCAGACCCTGACGCAAGTAACATGGATGAAGCCGAGTTTATCATAGAGAGACACAAGATGTCTCGCTCTCAGCTACGTGCATTAAAAAAGAGACCATTCTTTAGACAGAATGCTATTGACAAATCTCTTGATGAAGGAGAGATGTATAATAAAGAATGGTGGGAACATGTTATGGAAGACAACAACCAAGAGGACAGAGCCGAAAGATTTGAAGTTCTAGAGTTTTGGGGATTTGTTGATAGAGAAATAATAGAAGCATATGATGTAGATATACCTGAAGAATTAGGTGATATGGAACAAGTGAGTGTAAACATTTGGATATGCAACAACAATGTTCTTAGACTTGTTATGAATCCGTTTACTCCTGCCTATCTACCTTACTATGCAACACCGTATGAGATGAACCCATATAGCATATTTGGTGTAGGTATTGCAGAAAATATGGACGATACACAGACTTTGATGAATGGTTTTATGCGTATGTCTGTAGATAATGCTGCGCTTTCAGGTAATCTTATTATAGAAGTAGATGAAACAAACCTAGTTCCGGGACAAGACCTTTCTGTGTATCCCGGAAAAATATTCAGAAGACAAGGCGGCGCACCGGGTCAGGCTATATTTGGTACAAAGTTTCCTAACGTATCTAATGAAAACATGCAGATGTTTGACAAGGCACGACAGTTAGCAGATGAGAGTACAGGCTTTCCATCCTTTGCTCACGGTCAGACAGGTATCACAGGTGTAGGACGTACAGCATCAGGTATTAGTATGTTAATGAATGCTGCTAACAACTCAATACGTAGTGTAATTAAAAATGTAGATGACTATCTACTAGGCCCTCTCGGTAAAGCATTCTTTAGTTTTAATATGCAGTTTGACTTTGACCCTGAGATAAAGGGTGATTTAGAAGTTAAGGCACAGGGTACAGAAAGTCTTATGGCTAATGAAGTACGTAGTCAAAGACTAATGCAGTTCATGCAGACCGTATCTAATCCTGCTCTTGCTCCGTTTGCACGAATGGACTACATAGTTAGAGAGATAGCAAAGTCTATGGACTTAGACCCTGACAAAGTAGCTAACTCTATGGGTCAGGCTGCAGTACAGGCTGAGATACTTAAAAAGTTCCAAGAGCAAAACCCACCACCTCCTCCCCCACCCAATGAAGGTAAACCACCACAAGAAACAGAAGAAGTTCCTGCAGGTAGTCAGGTACAAGACACGCAGGGGTCAGGGGGAGCTAACATAGGAACAGGCTCAGTGCCAACACCTGATGAGCCGGGATTTACTGGTAATCAAGGTACAATACAATGAACCTAAAAAAATTAGTAAATGATAAAGCCTTGTGGGATAATTTTTTAGAATACATTGATGATGCTATTCAAAAGAACCATATAGCCTTAGAGCAGTCAGATAACAGTATTGTTATTCACAGACTACAGGGTGCGATAGGTGCGTTACGCAGACTTAAATATCTTAGAGAAGAGATGAATGGACACAACAGCTAAACAAACAGAAGCTGCATTTGGATTTCTTAAAAAAGGTTTACGACCTACAGAAGTTCTATACGAAAATCAATTAGCAGAAAATACTAAGAACGCAATAGAGTTTTTTGAAAAAGAAGAAAATTGGTTACGTAGAGAACAGGCTGAAGCAGTTAGGGACTATCATTTAAATCAAGGGTCAGACTATGATTCAGCTGCTAGAGCAGGGTATAATTCTGTAATGACAGCAGAAAATTTACCTATAAATGCTGAAGCATTATTAAGTGTAGATATACAGAATGCTGCATCAAAAGAAGACAAAGATTTTTTAGACTATGCCAAGATAGGGGGACTAAGTTTACTTCTTGGTATATCAGCTTTAGATTTGTTACCCAGTAAACCAGTAAGTAAGACTATTAGAAAGTCTGGGCAGTTGATAGATAAGGGTGCTAGGAAACTAGTAGATAAATTTAAGAATACTAAATTTGTAAACAATATGCCTGTCGATGAAGATACTGTTGAAGTATTTGGTAAAAAAATTAAACTGGATAGTGATGTAGGATTACCATACAAACAGGAGTCCTATGACACTCAGAGAGCATATAATATGAATGTTCTGAGTGGGGACACTCCAATGAATTTGTCATTTTCAGGTATTAATACATACAGTCCCACACTAGAAGCGTTGAGAAGTGTGAACACTGATGTTAATCAGGTTATAAAACCGTCAGATATTATGAGGTATTTAAAAAATATACCTGAAGACAATGAAGCAATTTTAAATTCTACTAGAGCTATAGATGTAGCAAATATTTCTTTTATAAAATTTTATGAAAATTTAGGAGTGCTACCAAAAAATTGGGATGACCAGTTTATGACTGTTGATGGAGCAATACGTGTTGGTCAAAAAGAAGGTCGTGCAAGAGCAGCAGAGCTTATGGTTGAGCGTCATTTTGAAGTTGCATTCCATCCTAATACTTTAGGTAGAGATGCAGCAGAGATTTTACCAGAAAGAAAAAAATATTTTATTGACTTAAACAATAAATTTATAGGCTTACTGAATAGGAGACTAACTCTTCCTATGACTAATACTGACTCTGCAGAATTTCTTGTTGATGTATATGATAGTCGCAATTCTATTAAATCAGGTCTTGGTAAAAGTCAGGCAATAGAATATGCAATATCCAAAAGAAATCTTCCTAGACTGGTAGAGAGTGATTTATATAATCAATATGGCACTGCTCCTTCTACTGATAAAGTTGAGAAATTAGTAGAAGGTAAGGAAGTGATGACAACTGCAGGATTGGGAAGAGAATATGACCCCTCTAAAGTTAACTTTGATGGCTATCCTTTTAATCAACAAAGACAAGAAAGTGTTGGTCTTTTAAATTTAAATAATCTTCCTCAAGAAGATATTGCTATAGTTTTAAGAAATCCCGGAAAATTACAAAGTGAAAAAGCAGGGTCAGGCCGTCTTACTAGACAAACAATAAGAAATCCAAAAAGAATAGAAGGAATAGCATTCGGTTTAAATGATGCTAATAATCTTGTTAAGTTTAAATTTGGTAAACAACCTAGTTTAGAAGAGTCAATTAATTTTATTACAAAACCTATGACTAGCGATGGTTTGTCTAAATTTGATGCAAATGTTACTTCTGTAATAGATGACTTGTATGTAAAAGTAGGAATAGAACAAGCAAGAAGACTAGGAGGAGAAAAATTTGTTAAGAAATTTATGAAGCTAGTATTTGAAGCAGAGCCTGAAACTTTAAATAGACTTTCTAGACAGTTTGTTGATAATTATGTGAATGAAGTTACAACTTTAACAAGACCGGGAGAATTTGAATTTCCTTTACCTACATACGACAATCCTGTTAGAAAGTTAAATATTAATGTTAATGATACAGCAAAGGATTTAACAAATTATTTACAGTCTCCTGACTTTGACGCAATGGAGTTTGGTGGTAGGGGAGGTAGTGCTACAACTATAACTCAAGCATTTAGAAATAGTAATATAGTTAAACCAACAGATAAAGATTCTTTAGATAATTTTTTTAACTACTATAGAAAAACATCAACTATTGCAAATGCTCCTAATCTTTTAGGTAGAGAAGTAGCCACTAGAGGAGCAATAGGTACTCATGGGTTTGGAGTGGATACCATAGCCCACATAAGAACAACAAAGCAAGGAGATTCAATATTTATAAACGAAATACAGAGTGACTTATTTCAACAAAAATATAATGCTACATTTAGATTTAATATGAATGAAGCTCTTAATGTTCAGATTGGTGGACTAAGTGATGAGATTAAATCTAAATCTTTTACAGATTTTTATTTTGACAAAATAAATGAAGGATTTGCTCCTGTTGAACTTCTTAGTGACTACGAGTTAAGGAAAGTTGCAAAAGATTATGGTATAGATTTAAGAGCAAGGTTAGGGAGAGATATACAAACTACAACAGACCAACTTAATGCAGTTGATAAATTATTGTATATGGGTGTTCCTATTGGCAAAGCTGTTAAAAAAATATATCCTGAAAGTTATAAAGATATATTTGGTAAATCAAGAAGTAAAATATTAAAAGAAGTAACAGCTAAAACTAAACAAGATTTAAAATTAAATCCTAAGTTACCTGTTAACTCGACAGAAGAAATTGTAGAAAAGTTATTATTGTCTACCATACTGGATGCTAAGAAAAGAGGAGCTAAGTATATTGTACTACCTAATATAAACAAAATAGGAGAGGCCAGAAATTTTAGTAATTCTGTTAAAAAAGAAGGTGAAAGTTTTACTTTTCTTTTTTCAAAAAATAATTTAGGTTCTAAATATGCTTCACTAAATAATGGTAAATTTCCTGAAACGGCTGAAGAATTTTTAGATGTTACATCTAGAAAAGATGGTAAACCATTTCAAAGTATTTTTTATGATATGGAAGAAACTGAAATTGAGAGAGCAATACCTAAAGTTTTTAGTGACACTTATGAAATTGCTTTTGATAAGGCTGTTGCTAATATAGTAAAAAAGTCAAACGGTAAAGTAAAAGCCAAATTAGGAACTCAGGACTATGCTCCAAGAACAAGTCAGTTTACAGAGGATGATATAGAGTCTATCTATAATACACATCATAAAATAAAAATGGGAAAAGAAGATAAAGTCCCTAGTGATAAATTAGATTTATATATTGATTTTATAGAATTTTATAACTCAGACACCATCAAAGAGCCAGTAAAAATAATTGACATTACTGGTATTCTTAATGATATGGAAGACTTAACATTTACCAGAGTTGGTCTGGCAGAGGGAGGT